ACGTCGGTCGTCTTCTTGGAGTGGTTGTCGTTGTACCAGCCACCCTTGAGGAAGGGCGTGAAGTCCAGACCCTTCTGGACCACGACCTCGTCCTGCTTGTCCTTCAGCTCCGTCGAGATCACGCCCGCGATGCGGCGCTGCTTGCCCGCTTCCGCGTCGGCCTTCTGGAAGAAGGACAGGGGGGCGAAGATGCGGAAGTCACGGTCTGCCACGACGTCACCCACCAACGCGAAAAGGGCAGGCAGCGGTGAAGGCGGGATGCCTTCCCTCGCGTGCCTGCCCCAACTGGACCACCTGCGTCCCTACCGGGCCTTGTCACCTGGCTGCCGGTGCGCTGGCGGCCAGGTCCCACCTTATCTGGACTCGCGGATCCCCCGCAACCGCTAGGGTTTTCGGGGCTCCTGGAGAAGGAACTGCTCCTCGTCCGCCGGACCGCCGGTGAGCCGCAGGGGCAGCTCGACGGGCGCCCGGCACCAGTAGCAGGAGGCGCGCGCCACCCCGTCGTCCCCCACCTCCAGGGCGCCCTGGATGCGGATGCGCGTCACGTTTCCGCTCCGCTGCAAGAGCTTGTTGCGGCAGGCGGGACACCTCACGGGCTACCCAGGCGCTCGACCGCGGCGGCCGCCAGGACCAGCCAGGCCACCGGGTCCTCCCGCTCCACGTCCCCGCCCTTCTGGACCTTCTGGACAGCCGCCTGCGCGTCATCCACCAGCTCGGTGAACACCTTGGAGGGGTCCTTCTGCTCTTCCGCGAACATGCCGGCCTGGCCCTGCGGCTGCGTGCGGGCGGCGGCCAGGAAGCCGCGCATCACCTTGCTGAACACCACCGGCTTGGCGCCCAGTGTCCAGATCGCGCGGAGCATTTCCGGCCCCATGTGGACGCCGTCCGTCGCTTTCTTGTCCCCGAACAGGGCCCCCTGGTTGACGTACTGGTCGTGACTCTGGAGCCCCGTGGCCTTGGCGCGCACCAGCTCGCGCGTTGCGGCCTGGATGGCCGGCCGGAGGTCCCATTCCTTTCCGGCCTCACCGGAGGCGGCCAGGACGTACGGGGCGGCGCGCGCGAGGGTGCCGCGGGTGCGGCTCCCCATGTCGTCCAGGAGCGCGCTGTCGGGCACGATGGCGGCGGTCAGGACGCGCGCCACCAGGTGACGGCCGTCCTCGTTAAGCAGCCCGTCGTCCTCCAGGTACTTCGACGCGTTGCGCTGGTTGATGATGCCGGACGAGCGCAGCGACGCGACGAACGGATGGCTGTCCGGCTCCGTCAGGAAGTCGTTGAGGGTGGCGTCTTCCGGGATCGCCGCCAGGTGCCCCAGGGACGCGTCGTCCAGCCGGCGGGCTTCTGCGACCGATTCGGCCTTGGCCTTGAGACCGTGGGAGCCGCTCTCGTTGTACCGGTGAACCAGGGCCGGCAGGTCCGCGCGTTCTTCCTCCGACAGGTCGACCTGGCGGACCACCATGGGGTTCTGGACCGCGTCCACGTCCTCCGCGCTGAACCCGAAGTCCGCGGCGTGATCCCGCAGGTACTGCTTGGTCTCCTGGGCCTTCTCGCCCCCGTTGTTGTAGAGCACCTGGAGGCCCATCGTCCGGCCGTTGCCGCCGAGCACGACGCCGTCCGCGGTCACGACCGGCGGGCCCTGCATGGCGTCGACGGACGGGGTGAAGGCCATTTCGGGGATCAGGCGTTGGCCAATCGTCACGCGCACCTTGTTCTGCTCGCCAATGTCCGTGTCGTACTCGCGCGTCTGCGTCTTGGGCGGGTAGAGCGGGTGCGCCGCGAACCCCTTGAGGGGCTGGTGGCTGGGCGCCAGCTTGTGGGCGTCCACCAGGACGTAGCGGGCCCGCTGCTTCTCCGGCTCGCCGCTCGCTGCCGGCAGGTAGAGGGGCGCGGGCTTGCCGAGCTTGCCCAGGGGCGGCGGCTCCGCCGGCTTGGGGGGCGGCGGGGGAGGCTCCGGCGGCTTCTCCGCGGGCTTCTCCGGTTCCGGCGCGGGAGCTGGCGCGGGCGGGGCGGGCTCCGCCGGCGGCGGGGGTGCGGGGGCCGGCTTGGGGGCGGTCTCGTGCGGGTCCGGCCCCATGGGCGCGTCCCCGAACCGGAACAGGCGCGCGGCCGGGTACGCGATCCCCAACTGTTTCATTTCGTAGCTGTTGAGGTGAACGGGGTGCCCCTTGCTGTGGGCCATCACCATGTTGCTGGCGTGGTTGGGGCTGTTGAACGCGTGCTTCTCCCCATCCGGGAGCGTGAGCGTGCCGGCGAACTTCCCGGACGGGTCCTGGTCGAACGCCACCCGGTAGTTCTTCCCCTTGAACGTCAGCGTGCTCCTGTAGCCGGGCCCAGGGTGCTTGCCCCATCCCGCCGGGGCGTCCTCGCCCGCGTGGTGAACGACGATGCGCGTCTTGGCGGCGGTGGGCTTGGCCTCCGGCGCCTTCTCTCCTTCGGACGGCTTCTCATCTTGTCCAGACGGTCCAGACGGCGCGGGGTGCGTCGCGTCCTCCCAGTGGACCGTGTGTTCCGGGTCTGCCCACTTTCCGCCCCGGGGCCCGATGTACGGGCCACCCTTGCGGACCGCGCCAACGTCCGGCGTGTCGTCCTCGGCGTCGCGCAGGATGGATGCCTGCGTGACGCCCGTCTCCCGGACCTGGACGGGATCGCGCTCCGGCTGGTCCTGGAGGAACCGCGACCCGACGGGCGTCCACCCGACGTTGGACGTGTTGCGCGGCCCCACCGCGGTCGCCAACACCTGGCGCTCCACGTTCTCCCGCGGCTGCATGAAGTTCTGTGGCAGGTCGTGCGCCGCCGCCACCGAGCCCATGTCGCGCTCGATGGTGTAGATGGCATCCGGCGTGTCCTGGTCGAACTCGTAGATGTGCGGGTCCCGGTAGATGACGGACGTGCGGGGCTGTCCAGACAGAAGCCAATCCTTCATGCCGTGGTCGGGACGGCCCCCGATGGGACGTGGCGGGCCCTTCATCTGGAGGTGCTGGCCGGACCCGCTCGTCACGCCGCGGTCGCTCTCGGCCGCGCCCGAACCCCCACCCAGGATGACGGTCTGCATCTGCTCCGCCGCCCACCCGGCGTTCAGCACGCCGCCCGTCTTCTCCAGGGTCTGCTCGTCCACGATGTGGAAGGACTCCGCGGGCTCCGGCGCGGGGGGCGTCAGCTCCGGGTGCTGGGCCAGGCTCTTCTCCGCGTCCGCCTGTTCCTCGCCCAGCTCGCCGCCAGGCACCAGGCTACCGGTCTCATCGAACCCCCAGCCGGTCGGCACGCGCACGATCTGACACTGGCAGTGCGGGTGCATGGCGCCGATGCACGCCACCCAATCGGCCTGGCGGCGCCCCACGTTCGCGCCGGGGTGCGCGAGCTGCTGGAGCCGAAAGATGCGGGGCTGTCCGTCCCGTCCGAGCGTCAGCCGCCGGCAGGACGGGCACGCGTCCGGCATGGTGATGAGGGCGACGCGCGCGTTCCCGTACCGGCGCTGGATGCCGTCCGCCACCCCCTCCTGCATGGCGTTCTGCTTCTCGGTGATCGCGATCCTGTCGAGGTTGCGCGTCCAATCGCGCGTCGCCCACCCGATATCGCTCTTCAGCCGCTTCACGCTCTCACGAGCCGCGATGTTGAGCGCCGTCGCGTCCCGGATCTTCCCCTCCATTTCGGCGCGGAGCTGGTGGTCCTCGCGGATGACCTGGCCGACGGTTGCCTGCGCGACCGTGTTGCCCAGGCCCACGCAATACTGGGCGGCCGTCAGCTGGGCCGTGCGGGCTGCCGCGCGCTCTTCCGGCGTGAGCTGCACGGGGTTGCGGGCCACCCAGGCGTCCACCTGGTCCATCGTCCAGCTGGCGATCTTGGGGTCCTCCAGGGCGGCCATGACCTGGCCGTACAGGTAGGCCGCGTTGGTCGCGCCGGCCTCCTGTTGGGTGATGAGGCCCTGCCGGACCAGCTCCTGGATGACCTCCGGCGGGAGCGCGGAGGTGCCGAACGCGTTGACGACGAATGCCGCGTGATGCCGCGTGATGATCTCTTTGATCCGTTGGATGAGCTGCGGCGTCAGGAGCATGCGCGGAGCCTACCGCGCGGCCCGACGACCGGGCTACCCCTTCTCTGGACGTCCAGACGGACCCGGAAGGGGCAGGAGCGGGTCGCCGGACCGCCACTTGAGCAGGGCCTCCGCGTGCGCGACCGCCTCCGGCTCGCCGCAGTGCCCCCCACTGCTCCCAGCACGGTCCGCACAGGACGGCGTCGCACCAGAAGCACGCCTCGTCCAGGCCCAGCGGGACCGCGGCCTGGCAGCGCCGGCAGGAGAGCGTGAGGTGGGGGTCCGCGGGCATCAGCGGACCCGCCTGGGCCACCGGCCGAGCGCCAGGCCGACGACCCACGGGGCCAGGGGGCCCAGGTTGTACGTCGCCACCAGGTGGAGCAGCCAGGCGCGCATCAGTCCTCCTCGTCTTCCACCGGCACCGGCTTGACCGGGCGGGACGTGGCGAGAGTCGACACGCCGTCCACCCAGTTGGGGTCGTCACCGAACGGCCCGCCAGGCCCGTACGACAGGCCGTGCGGCTCCAGCGGCACGCCTGGCGCGCTCTCCAGCTCGTCGTCGTACCATCCGGTCCGGCGTGCCTCCTGGACCTCCGTGCGCCCGATCCCGACGAACACCTCGCGGACCGACGCGTGCTTGATCGCCGTCGTGCCCTTGATCTTCCCCTCCGCGACGATCCGGTCCCGCACGCGCGTGAGGATGCGGGGCGGGATGACCTTGCCCGTCCGCTTGTTGACCCGGGGCTTCCCCGTCTTCTCGTCCAGGTTGTGCCCCACCAGGGCCTTGATGCGGACCGCGTCGGACGTGATGCGCGCGGCCGGCAGGTGGGCGCGGATGGCGTCAACGGCCGGGCGGAACCGCTTGGACCGCGGCCCCAGGCCGAGCAGGTGGATCTGGACGTCCTCCGCCCCCTCCGCGGCCAGGCCGTGCGCGAACTCGGCCAGGTCCGCCAGGCTGGTCGCGTCTTTCTTCATGGGCACGCCCCACACCCATTCGCCGGCGCCCAGGATGCCCTCAATGGCATGCCGAAACGCCGTCATGGACTGCGCGCCCTTCTGGACCGGCACGATCATGCGGGCGCGGTGATGCCGGGCCATGATGAGGACGCGGTCCCGGTACCGCGCCAACCGCTCCAGCGTGCCCTCCTGGTTGGCCACCTGGTCGGGCGCCACCACGTAGCCGCGGCGGCGCAGCGTGCCGGCCAGCTCCTCCATGATGTCCAGACGTTCCTCCCACTGCTCGTCCGTGATGGGCTCCGGCCAGGTCGGCGGTGCCTTCTTGTGGAACTTCACCTCCGAAAACGCGCCGGAGTCGACGAACACGGGCACCTGGCTGGACTCGGCCGCGCGCTTGATGGCCTCGACGGCGTCCCGGTTCAGCTCGTGGACGGCCACGCCCAGGGGCTGTGCGGCCGCGTACAGGCCGGCGATCTCACCCGCGTGGTTGGACCCGCTCGCGAACGCGGCGTGCGTGCCGTACGGAGCCGACAGGGCGTCGCCCGCGTTGGGGTGGTTCTCCGGCGGCCGCCAGGGGATCGTGTGCCGCGCGTCCGCCCAGCGCCCACCCCGTGGGCCGATGAAGTAGCCGTAGCCCGTGCCGGCCTTCTCCAGGTCGTCGAACTCGGCCAGCGCCTTCTCCAGCGGGACCGTCAGGTGGGCGCGCGCGTTCGCGTACGCGTTCGCGATGGCGCGCAGGAACTTGCGCCGGGCCTCCCCCGTGACGTGGTGCTTCACCTTGTTCCACGTCGGGGAATAGTAGGACGCCCACGCGATGGGGTCCTGCGGCAGCCGGTCGGTGTCCAGAATGTGGAGGGGGTCGTGGGCCAGGTACTCCATCTGATGAGGCATGTCGTAGTGGTCCAGACGGCGGTGCTTCTTTTCCGGCGTCTCCCGAACGGTGTGCTCCCACTCCCCGTCCGGCTGCTTCGTGTAGACGTCCGTGCGCGGAGGCGCCCAAAGCGTCCCGTCTTCGTCCTGGCCGGCCTCCGGGTTGCCCGCGAAGTGCGACACGATGACGGCGCCCGCGGGGGCGGCGCGCAGGTCGTGATCCCACGTGGGGAAGGACGCGGCCGCGGTGGCGGCCGGCGTGATCAGCTCGCGGTACATCTGGTGAGCGTGCGCCCGCACCTCCTGGGGGTCGTTGAGGTACTGCGCGACCGCCAGGCCGTCCGTCGACCTGGTGTTGCGTGGGTCGGTGGCGTGCGCCAGCTCGTGCGACAGGACGGACCGCATGCGCGCCGCAAGCGCATCCCGCGTCAGCCCCTCGCTCACGTGCGGGACCATGACGGTGACCTTGATGGCCAGGGGCCGGTGCCGGTGATCGGTCGTGACGTTGCACGTTCCCCGCGTCGTCTGGTTCTCGCGCGCGGGCCAGGCCCACACGTCAACGGGTGGGAGCGGGTTGCCGGCGCTGTCCAGAAGGTTGTCGAGGGTCACGAGCTTCTGTCCGCGGTCGTGAACCTGCGCGATCTCCGGGTCCACCTTCTCGATGAGGCGCCGCACGAGCTTCTGGTCTACCGCGACCACACCGGCCCGGCGCTTCACCGGTGCATCCCGCCAGGACACCGTGTGGGCCGCGTCAGCCCACAGGCCACCTTTTGGGCCCACGAAGGGACCGCCCTGGCCCTTGGTCAGCTGCTCCTGGTCGTCCGCCGTCGGGTCGTCCGGCGCCAGCTCCTGCACGCGTTCGTCCAGCGCGATCCCGATCTCGTCGAGCATTTGCCCTAGCTGCACGGCGTACAGCCGGCGGGTCTCCGCGAGCAGGTCTCGCAGGGCCTGCTGGCGGGGCTCCGGGGGCGGCTCCAGGTCGGCGGCCGCCTTCTGCAACGCCAGGGCGGCGGCGGGCGCGTGCTCCTGCATGGCGGCGCCCAGCCGCTCCAGGAGGTCCGGGGCCGCGCCGGCCAGCTCTTCCGGCCGGGCGACCAGGCGCAGGCGGGCGCGCGTCATGGCAGGGGGTCGCCCCACAGGGCGTACTGCAACGTGAGGGCCGCGCCGGCCACGACCACGACGGACGTGACCTGGGCCTCCAGGAACACGCGGGCGGTCGTGGCCACGGCACCGGAACCAGCGGTTGCGCCGCGCTTCACCGACAGGGGCGCGAGCCCGTTGAGCGCCACCGTGAAGTCCCCGCCCGTGGCCTTGAGGAACACGCCCCGGCAGGTCGCCAGGCCCCCAAACGGGACCGTGAAGGACCCGTCGAGCGCGAGCTGGACGGTGCCCGAACTGGCTTCCGTGAAGCCGTCGAGCACGACCTCCGCGAGCGTGTCGTCAGGCGCGTAGAGCTTGTCCTTACCGGCGGCGTCGCTCGCGATCACCACGTTGGCCTTGTGTCGCACGCGCACGCTACACCTCCAGGTCGATCACGAGCTTCTTGCGGGCCACCCTGCCGTGTCCAGACGCCTTGCGCAACCGGCTGGATCCGCGCGCGGCCGGCAGGCTCTTCTCCCCCGCCTGGTCCTCGTCCTCGCCGGCGCCCCACGGGTAGCTGTCGCCCAGGTCGTCCGCGCCCACGTCCGGCCCGTCGTCGCCCGCGCCAGGCGGGCCGGCGTCGCCCTGGTCGTCGCCCTGGTCCTGCCCCGGGGGACCGCCGGCGCCAGGTGGGCCACCCATGCCGGGCGGGCCGCCCTGCTGGGCCTGCTGCTCCTGCGCGGTGCGGGCCGACATGGCCTGCATGTAGACGGGGTCGAGGATCAGGTCCCCGTCCTTCAGCGGCGGCATGTCCTCTTCCGCGCGAGCCTCGTTGACGGTCTTGACGCTCTTGACCTGCTTGGTGACGAGGTCTGCCTGCTCGGACGGGCTGCTCGCCTCCAGGCCGACGAACTCAAACATGAAGTCTTCGTCGAGCGGCTGGATGATGCTCTGGTCCACCTTGTCTGAAATGAACCGCAATAGCGGCTTCAGCCCGCGGTCTTTCGACGCGGTCAATTTCGACTCGTTTGCGGATTCAAACATGCTTTTGGCGCCGCCTGAATCCCCGTATTTGAAATTGACCTCCAACGGGTCCATTTCAAAGATCGACGCCGCGATCTTGATCAGGAAGTCGAACCAGGCCGAGAACTCCATGTCGCGGTTCGTCGCCTGCATGTTGACCCACTGCATGTCGTCGCTGTTGACGATGGGGGTCTTGAAGGCGTTTTCCACGCCGGCCGTCATGCCGTACCAGTGCCGACGGAACGCGCGGAGCTGCTTCTCCGGCACGGCGCCCTTGAAGTTGATGATCCCCTTGACGTTGGCGCCCTGGCTGAAGAACTTTTGGTTGTAGTCCCAGGCCCAAAGCAGCGCCGTCACGGTCTGGACGAGCATTTCCAGCTCGCTCTGCCCGTATTGCTGCAAGCGGATGTTGGACGTGGGGTTGCGCACGCCGAACGACAGTTCGTCGACCGTGTACTCGGCCACGACCAACCCGTCGTAAATCTGGACATACCGGGCGACGTCGTGGTCCTCCGGGGAGACGAACAGGCGCGTCGTGTCCGCGATGCGGATCGTGCTGGCGTCGACCGCGTAGAACGCGGCCGGCTTCCCGGACCTGGCGGGCACGATCTCAAAGCACGCCTGGTCGTACGTCAGGGAGTCGCGGACGTACTTCTGCAAGAACTGCTCAAACGAGTCCCGGCCTTGCGGCGTTTCGGTGACGCCCGTCGTGCGGATGAAGCGCTCCAGCTGTTGGCTCTTCTGCTCGCTGGCGGGGCTGGGCTTCTGCTTCTTGTCGCGCAGCGTGATCCGGTAGCCCGTCGAGAAACGGTCGACCTGGGGCTGTGCGAAGTTGCTGACCTGCGTGCAGCGCGTCTTGATGATCGCCTGGATGATGGGCATCCGCCACACCATCTGGTTGAGCGTCGCGTACGTGATCGACGTCGGCTTGTCCTTGTAGCCCAACGCGTCAATCACGGCGAACGGGTCCCAGAACAGGCTCTTGGGATCCGACAGCGCCTCTTCCAACTCCGGGAGCGTCCGGGGGACACGCGCGAGCGCGGTGCCGGGCTGCTCCTGCCCGGGCGCTACCGGGGCGCCAGGCGCCGCGGCCTGGCCGGGCGGCATGACCTGGCCGTCCACGGGCTCGCCCTCCTGCTCGTCCGGCGCGGGCTCGTCGCCTTCCGCGGGCGGCGCGTCCTCCTGTCCAGACTGTCCAGACGGGTCGGCCTCCGCCTCCTGGACGTCGTCCTCCGCGGGCGCGCGTGGCGGCGGGACCTTGCGCCCCTTCGCGGGGGGCGCCTGGTCCTCGTCCTCATCCTCGCGCGGGTCGGGCTCCCCGGCCTTCTCCAGGGTGTCCACCAGGGCGCGCCCCACCGCCACCGTGAGGTTTCGCAGCAAACCCATACGCCACCTCGGTCACGTCACTTCGACAGCTTCACGCCGTGCGGGAGGTACAGGTCCGCGGACCGGCGCGGGCGGAGCTGCGCCATGGGCGGGCTGGGCCGTGCGCCCTGCTCGGCCGACTTCAGCATGTCGACCCCGCACTGCGGGCACGCGCCGGACTTGAACATGGCCGGCACGTTGCTCCCGCAGGACGCGCACTGGGCCTTCTCCAGCAAGGCGTTCTTGGTCCCGATGGGGCTCGCGGGCTGCGCGTAGTAGCCGTCGCCGCCCTTCATGAGCTGGTCCACCAGGTCGTCGGTCGTGACCGCCTTGGCGAACGCCGGGTTGGGCGCCAGGCCGATGCCCTGGCGGGTCTCCTGGCTGCCGCGGCGCAGCGCCTGGACCTGCTGGGCGCGCGCCAGGCCGCCCTTGCGCAGCTCGTCGGGGCTGGCGCGGTCGAGCGCCTTGCCCAGGCCCGACAGGCCGTTGGCCCGCACGTCCATGCGCTCCGCGACCTCCGCCGCGATGTCGTCCGCGCTCTTCGTCTTCAGCTCGCTGGGGCCGCCGGTCTCCAGCTCCTGCACCTTCTGGGGATCGTTCTCGCCCAGCGGGTCGGTGCCGCCCGTGTCGGCCTTCTCCTGGTTGCCGCCCACCCGGACCTCCGCGCCCGTGCCGGTCGCGCCGCCGTCGAGCTGCTCCCCGTTGTTCTCGCCCACGTCCAGACCGTCCATGGGCGGGTTGCCCGTGTCCAGATCCCCGGGCTCGGTGCCGCCCGACGTGTCGGACGCGCCCGGGATGCCGTCCTGCTGGCCGGCGCCGCTGCGCGTGTTGGCGAGCTGGCTGCCGCCCGGCTGGCTCGTGGCCGCGCTGGTCGCGCCATCCGTGTAAGGGATGCCGGAACCGGCACCGCTGCCGGACCGCGTGTTGGGCAGCTGGCCTCCGCCACCAGGCTGCGAGGACGCGTAGCCCTCGGCGCCCTCCGTGTAGGGGATGCCGGACTTCGCCAGCCACTGGGTCATTGCGCTCATGGGTTCCTCGTCCTCGTGCGGGGTTTCGCTCTTCTGGGTGCTCATCCGCGCCTTCACGCCCTGGAGGGCAACGTGGTGGGCGCTGATGTTACGCCGGTGCATGTCCGCCCGGTTCTTGTCACCACCGGGGCCGCTCTGCACCTTCAGCGCGCTCTGGTGCGCCGCCATGGCGCGCTCGTGCGCGGCCGCCTGGTGTTCCAGCGGCGCGCCGGCTTCCTTCAGCCGGTCGGTGGCGTGCGTCGACGCGACCGCTCCCTGGCTGTGCTGCTCCGGCGTCTTGTTCGTGCGGCCCGCGTCGAACGCGGCGTTGGTGTGGTTCTGCGCGTGCGCCAGGTGGACGTCGCGCTCCGACTTCTTGGGGTTGTTGGCCGCCGCGGCCTTGTGGGCGGCCGCCGCCTCCTGGTGCGCGGCCGCGGACCCATCCTTGTGCGCGGCGGCGCTCGCCTCATGCGCGGCCCCGGACATGTGCGCCGCCGTGGCCTTGTTCGCCGCCGTCGCCTTGGGGGCGCTGGCGTGGAGGGCCTCGCGGTCGTGCTTCTCGGCCGCCGCCTTGTGGGCGTGGACCGTGCTGTTCCAGTGCTCCTTGCCCTGGTCGACGTGGGACGCCGCCGCCTGCCGGTGCGCCTCCGCCGCCTGCTTGTGCGCGTCCGCGGTGCCGCTCTGCGCGGCCTTGGCGGAAGCCGCGTGGGCGGCACCCGACACGGGACCGTGCGGGTGCGGCGCGCCACCCGGGGGCGCGTTGGCGCTCTCGTAGATGGGCTTGCCCGCGCCCGTGTGCCCGACGATGTGGCCGACGCGGCTGCCCTCCCCTCCACCACTTCCCATTCCGGCCTTGTGCATGCGGTCATCTCCTGGCGGTGCAATGGCGGGCGGAGGCGGGTTGCCCTCGTTGCCGCCAGACGTCTTGGCGGACGGCTTGAAGCCCGTCTGGGCCTTGGGGTCACGACTGTCGGGGGGCGGGCCCTTGCCGGCCGCGGAGTTGGCGACGCCCTGCGCGTCATCCGCGTCGCCGTCGGGGTCATCCCCCGCCGGGGCCGCGCCTGCCTTCTCCAGCCAGCTCTCCAGGCTCTTCGTCATGGTCGTCGTGCTCTCCCGCGCGCCATTGT